GGTACTATTTAAAGACTAGTCGTCTGACAGTTTTTAGATTTTGCCCCTAAGGTGCACAGTCTTGCCTAGGCTCATGTGGTAGACCCTCGGGTACCATGTCAGTCCTCAAAGTTTTAGGGGTCTTCATCACACTCGTGTGGGAAGACCTCTTCAGATGATTTGCGAGTAACTTTGGTTTTTGCCGAATTAGCAAAAACCCAAGAAACACGCGAGGAATTTTTCGCTAGTTTCACCTTTTTCCGGTAATTCGAGAATTGCCGGAGGGCGAAGCGTAATGGCGAAACCTTTTTGTAGTCCTTCTTCGTGAAGTTGGCACCATCAAGAGCGTAAGCCCCTGACGGAATCCCAGCATCATAAAGAGATGTACGCCTTAAAGCATTGATCATGAAAGCATCGAGATGCTTACATGTCTCTGAATCTTTAAGGCCTGAACGATAACGGAGTTTGGAAAGGGCCTTGTGAGCAGAACGCCCATAAGGTCCCTCCCTTTTCTCCAGATTAGACCGGATACCGGGCATGTCTTTATCAAGACATCCCCAGAACCAGTCCGACTCAAATTGTGAGAGTTTTCGGTTAGTTTCCACGGGAACTAAACCTGCACCTCCTACTACCCTCGGGAGGTAGAGAGGTATCCTCCGCTGCTTTAAGATAGAAAATTCACGAGTGAAATTTCCCTCTAATGCACGATTAAAAACTTTCATTGAAAAGCCACGACGGTAGGCCTCCTGGGAGGCCGCCGACATGACTGACAGTGAATCTACATTAGTTGCCACAACCAGTGACCGCACGGATACGGTTGGTTGCAACACAAGTGCCTTTCCTTCGACAGAATAGAGTGCCTCGCAAAAGGTACCCTTATCTGTCGAAAAGAAGGTCTTTTTACTATTCAGTTTAAAGCCAAAACAACTCATGCTTTTTTTGTAAAGCCTGTATTGTGGCCATGTCCAAAATGCAATTAAGTCGTCCCCCTTGTGCCGGTAAAGGCCAAGTGGGTCAACTTTTTGACATACAAAATGATGAGTCCAATCAAGGAGACACCACGACAGTGGCATCCCCATGAAGGCCCCCCTTTTGACAGGGAGATCGTTAACAGTAAAGTCTGAAAAGACTATACTGGAATCAATCTCCAGAAATTGACAAATACGCGCCAAGGCAGCATGTGACATGTTGTCTGTAGCGGATTTTAAGTCCATACTAAATACCCATCGCCGCTGTCTATTCTCTTCGCTCCAATCCAGGAGAGGAGAAAGGTCGATTTTGGCAGGTGGGTCCCCTAAAACCGTAAAAGGCTCTTTACAAACGCGTTTGTATAGTTCCTGACGGTATATATGTGCTTTGGCCACTCGGTACGGGTCGTTCTTCGTAACGACCCGAACTTTGTAGCCTCTTTCCTTGACTCCGATAGCTTCCGAGGAAGCTGGGGAGGGCTTAGGACATTTTTGAACGTAATTCTTCTTCATGTGGTCAGCACGTAAGAAGAAAGGCGCCCATTTTAATGAGGATTTCGAAGGTCCTACGACACTAAAAGTCGCAGCAGACCGTCCTCCCTCTTTAGCGGAAAATCCAACGCACGCCGAACCTGAATAAGGCTGGCATTCGATGGAAGACTTCCTATCCATTGCCTTCTGGAAACTTTCAGCGAGCTGAATGTTTCTAGAATCATTGCAAAAATCGTCAAGTAGCTGCTCCTGCACCGGACCTAGGTCCGGTGCCGGGGCGGTCACTGACTTCATAAATTCCTCGATTGCCTCTGCTTCGACCTTTTCAGATCCAAGCGGAAGCGAACGAGAGATACAACTTAAGGTATACAGCTGATTCCTATTTGCCCGAAAGCATTTAGGGAACAGCTTTCCCCTTGTATTACGGCCGATGTGCGTGCCTCGTAAGGCTTGCCATCTTGCGTCGTTACATGATCCTTTGATATCTTTTAGAGCCGCATGCGGCTCAAAAAGAACTCGAAGATACAGTTTCCTGCAAAAGATGACTGCGTTCCCGTTACGGGGGCGCGGTCTCCAATTGCACAAAATCCAAGCGGAGATGAAAGACTTAACCACGGTTAAGGCTGTCTTCTTCCGCGAACGGAGTTCTGACGCGGTGAGATTGGGTGGTAAGCCCAGTCTCGCAATGGAGCGTCGTACTTCGACCAGGAAAAC